ACTGCAAATCTTTGGCGTTCAAAACATAATCACACCTAATAGCTTTAGAGTGGTGTTTACAACGCTAGAACCTGTCATAGATGGGTTTATAATAGGCAACGTAGATTACGGGGTCTTAGATCAGAATGTTTTATCTTACTAAGGAGAAATTATGCCAACCTGGCCAGGCACGACAGGTGATGTAGTCACCAGCACAATGTGGAATGGATTACCAGCATTCACAGTACAAACTGCTAAAACAGCAGATTACACAGCTGCAAGCGGTGATGAGTACCAACAACTAATACCAATGAACAAAGCGACAGCTATAGCATTTAAGATACCAACAGATGCAACATACAATTTTGCAGTTGGCACAGTTATTACAGTATTAAACATAGGTGCTGGTACTTGCACAATTAGCGCAGTTACTTCTGGTACTACTACAGTGTTAAGTGCTGGCGCTACAGCAGCATCTCCAACCCTTGCACAATATAAATCAGCAGCCTGTATTAAAACAGCTGCTAATGCTTGGTATGTAGTAGGGGCTATTGCATAAATGTTAAATATATTAACTAGCATTATTGATGACAAACCACCTGCACCAACTGGCATTACTGCCGAACTGTTAGTTATAGCTGGGGGCGCTGGTGGTGGCGCAGATAAAGCTGGTGGCGGTGGCGCTGGTGGCGTTTGTTATCATTCAGGCAAAGCACTTGCATTTACTACAACCTATTCAATTACTGTTGGTGGTGGTGGTAATGGTGCAAGTAATCTTGGCGCAAAACAAGGTTATGCTGGTGCTAATTCAGTATTTGATAATATAACTGCTCTCGGTGGCGGTGGTGGCGGTGGTGAAAATCCTTATAGAAATTCAGCAAGCGGTGGTTCATCAGGTGGTGCCTGTCGTGATGGAACTGTTGGTAGTGCAACGCAAGGTAATTCAGGTGGTGCAACAGGTTATGGTAATTTAGGTGGATTAGGAAATGAAGATGCTGGTGGCGTGCAAATTTATGGCGGCGGTGGTGGTGGTGGTGCAGGTGCTGCTGGACAAAATGGACCCACAACAGGCGCACCACAGGCAGCAGGTGGTGCTGGATTAAATACTTGGTCAAGTTGGGCAACTGCAACTTCATCTGGTGTAAGTGGTTTTTATGCAGGTGGTGGTGGTGCAGGTGCTTACTCATCAACAATTACCCCAACAGGCGGCTCAGGCGGCTCAGGCGGCGGCGGCGCAGGTGGTGGTGGTGGAGCTAATGGGTCAGGCGGAGGTGCATCTGCAACGGCCAACACTGGCTCAGGCGGCGGTGGTGGTGGCAATCAAAGCGATGGCGGCTATGGTGCAAGCGGTATTGTTATTTTAAGAACTGCAGGCACATATACAGCTGCAAGTACAACAGGATCTCCAACTCGTTATGTATCAGGTGGATTTACATATTACAAATGGACTGGAAATGGGAGCATAACGATCTAATGGCACATTTTGCAAAGTTAAATGAAAATAATGTTGTTATTGATGTAAATACAGTAAACAATGATGTATTAGATCCCAATGATGAAGAAAATTCAGGTATCGCTTTTTTAACTGTTTGGTCAAATGGTTACACAAATTGGAAACAAACTTCATACAATAAAAAAATACGCAAAAATTATGCAAGTATAGGATATATCTATGATGAAGTTAGAGACGCTTTTATACCACCTGAGCCAATAAATCATATTGGGTTTGATGAGGAAACTTGTCAATGGATAGTGCCAAATCCCAATGAAGCCTAAGTTATGTGCAGCTGGCGTGCAGTTACGGAAGCAAGTTGATACTTGGTTTCCAGATAGGCGTACTGCCAGTGATGGGTGGGTGGGCGATAGCCGTCACGCCGCCAGAAAATCGGATCATTGTCCAGACGAGAATGGATGGGTCAGAGCCATTGATGTTGATTCTCGCTTGGGTTCACCCGAAGGGATCAGTGCTTATGTGGCTGACCAGATCAGAGTCGCTGGCAAAACCGATAAACGTATATCTTACGTCATCCATAACGGACACATCGCTAGCAAGATACTAAATTGGAAATGGCGCAAATATCGTGGGGTCAATGGCCACTATCGACATATACACATAAGTTTTACAAAGTTAGGCGACACAAATGGAAAGCCGTTTGATATACCACTACTAGGGGGCAAGATATGAAGATAAGCAAGAAGCAAAAGGCTGTACTAAAGTCATACGCACGTGGCGTATTGGTGTCATTCTTAACATTCTTAGCAAGTAATGAATTAGGGCTAGATCCTGTTGTAGCTGTAATTGTGTCAGCGCTCGCAGGACCAGCGGTTAGGGCTTTAGATAAATCCGATAATGCCTATGGCATCGGTGCGAATGACAAATGACACCTGGAGAATGGGCTGGCTTTGGCGCTGGCGTTATCGCTGTGCTGTCAGGCGTGCTAGTCGGATTACGTTTTTTAGTTAAAGGTTGGTTAAACGAGCTACGGCCTAATGGTGGCCAAAGCATGAAGGATCAGATAACACGATTAGAAAAGCGTGTCGATGATCTATTTGTGTTAATCAGTAAGTCATAATTTAATTATGGCTACTAAACGCAAAGCAAAAAAGAAATCAGTGCGTAAGCGCAGGACTACTAAAGAGCCTGTGCTAACTAAACTGGATTATTGGGCCATAGCAGCTAATGAAGTTTATATGGCTTGTCGTAAATCTGGAATGGATGAAGGCACAGCCCTAGCCTTTGCGATGGATAGGTCAAGTTATCCTGATTGGATTGTCGATCCTAAAGATCCAATAAAAAATCCACTTGACGATTACGATGAGGATGACGATTAAGCGTTGGCTAGTAATATCCGATTTGCAGGTGCCATATCATCACGAGGCAGCTGTAAAAAATGTAGTAAAGTTGGCAAGGCGTGAGAAGTTTGACTCTGTATTGGTGGTCGGGGATGAGATTGATTTCCAGTCAATTAGCAAGTGGGCTGAAGGCACACCTTTGGCTTACTCAGAGGATTTACATACAGATCGTGAAACTTGTAAGCAAATACTCTGGGATCTCGGTGAGTACAGTCCAGAGATGCATATTATCCGTAGTAATCATACTGATCGCTTATACAACACTTTATTAAAAGTACCTGGGTTAATCAACTTACCAGAGCTGCAATACCCAGCATTTATGGGCTTTGCCGAGATGGGCATGACTTACCACAAACGAGCCTATGAGTTTCACCCTGACTGGGTTTTGTGCCATGGCGATGAGGGTAACATGAGCCAGCACGCTGGAATTACAGCGTTGAATCTGGCCAAAAAGTTTGGTAAATCGGTAGTCGCTGGGCATAGTCATAGGCTGGGCGCTAGTGCCTATTCAGAGGGCGTAAACGGCCATTACAGGGCTTTATATGGCGTTGAGGTAGGTAACCTTATGGATCGCAAAAAAGCCGCTTATATCCGCTATGGAAGCGCAAATTGGCAGATGGGATTTGCTATACTAGAAGCCAGCGGTAAGACCCTGACACCGACCCTGGTGCCAGTAAATAAGGATGGCTCATTTACAGCTTTAGGCAGACACTATGGGGCTTAATACAGAGTACGTCGAACGCACTATCGATGACCATATCGATGACTTCGACGATATTAACGTTATCTAATCGTTATATAAAAAACGCCCTAAATCATCCACAAAGTCGTACACAGGTGCAACACTATGCCTGTGCCACAAAGTATGTGCGCATAGATTGGGCTACAAATGACTATGGAAATCGCAGTTTATTTATTTATAGGTTTAAGTATGGCGTATTGGCTGGTGCTAATGCGTATCGATGATATGAAGCAAACGCACTACTGGCGTGGCCGTAAAGATGGCTGGGATATGCACAGACGTATGATCGATAACAAGGTTAAAACCGATGAGGTATTTGACTATGACAAAAACTGAGAAGTTGCTAGCTGATGTTGTCGATATGGTGCATACAAGGGGAGCGGTCTATGGTCACCCTTACACAAACCATAAAAGGATTAGTGACCTCTGGTCGGCATATCTCGACCATCCAATTACACCTAGTCAAGTCGCATTATGTATGGCGCTCGTCAAGGTTTCTCGGCTTACTGAATCTCCAAATCACAGCGACTCAGTTATCGACGCACTTGCTTACATTTCGATATACCAGACAGTCCTTGAAGCAGAAGCCGACGTCAATTTTACCTGGGGGGATGACTAATGGCATTTAACTTACAAGATTATGAGACAGTCGAGAGCCGACTGGACAAATGGTGGAAGGACTATCCAGATGGAAGAATTACAACAAAGTTGGAAGAAGCCTCAACTTCCAGATTTATTGTCAGCGCACAATTATATAAAACAGAAGCCGATGCCCAGCCGTATGCGACTGGCCTTGCTAGTGAAGTGGTTAGTGATCGGGGTGTCAATTCAACTTCTGCACTGGAGAATGCTGAGACTTCAGCGATCGGCA